CGGTTATACCCCTCCGAATGAGACTCAACAAGCTGGAGCTAGACTACCAGCCACCACACCACCAAAGTTCATCAGGAGGTCTATATGACACGCAGAACTCAGTTCAAAGGCAATTCACGTTCTCGTCGTCGTGAGCGTTTAAAGGCAAAGGCATTAGCTAACGGCGTACTGGCCCGCGAAGAAGCAATAAGTTCAGAAGTATTACACCGCCCTACTCTAAGCAGAGCGCAGATTCAGGCTAAAGGTACTCACGAAACGCCTGAGCGCATAGAAGACGCTAAGCCAATTAAGTTCATGGCACAGGACGTGATCTGGCAACAGAAAGAATACAGACGCAATCTGGAGCGAGCGGCCATTGTGTACGCGAATGAGTTTGGACATAAGCAACCAGAAACTGGTGTATGTCTTCCAAACGTAGCCATTTACGCGGCAGGCTACCGGAAATCAAAACAACTGACGGCGAGGTGACTTGTGTTGGTCGCCAGAAAATGAAATTAGGCAGTAAGCTACTGTATGAGGGGTGAGATATGCATAAATGTCAGTTCTGTGGATACATGTTTGAATCAAATGAAATGCAACGTATTTCGTTAAACCTTATCGGTAGGCCATACAACATTTGCCTAGGATGTAGCGAGAAATACAAAAACAAAGACATGTGGGACGACAATAAAAACGATATCGACTGGAATAAAGTGCCATGTATTGATGATAGTTAAAAATAATTATGCCGCATAGTCGGCCTTCTTTTGGCATAAACAACAGAATAAACACTGCACTGAATTATTTGAGGTGAGATATGACAAAATCATGGAGCGTACCTTTTCCTGAATCAGAAACTGAACATGATGGAATGCCTGTTTTCTGGAGATTCCAGGCGACAGTTGAAGAAGATGGGATAAAAATATTCGCACTTCAATATATAGCTTTTCATCAGACAGAGCATTATGCATGGTTGGTTCCTGCGCATTGGATTGTTAATTTTAAACCAGCACCAAATCAGTGGTTACAGGAATGGAAACAAAGGAGAAATAGATATGCAATTAAGAAAGTAGCAAAAAATGCAGAAAGATCTTTTGCATTCCCAACGAAGAAACTTGCCATTGAAAGTTTATTGCGCCGGAAGAAGTACCATTTAATGAGAATCAAACAAGATTTGGCTGTTGTATCAACTCTTGTTGATGGGATGAAGAATATTGATACATCAACACCAGATATTGAATATAACTTTGGACACAACCAAGAAACAGAAAATTGGGTATTTTATTAGTACGAATAAGCACTGTGTATTCATTCCAACGAGTGAATACACGGAGCAATGTCGCTCGTAACTAAACAGGAGCCGACTTGTTCTGATTATTGGAAATCTTCTTTGCCCTCCGATGTGAGGGCTTTTTTATATGCATACCAATAACGCTTCACTCGAGGCGTTTTCGTTATGCAATCAAACAGAAGGAGCATCCTATGCAACAGTTCGCTATTGCAGGGGCGGCATCGGTTCGCCCTTTCAACCCGATTTTATCGGTACAGCATTCACGAAAAAATATTTTAACCGGAGCAGACTTTAAACAACCTCGCGTTAAGAGCTTGCTGGATCGTCTTGTTGAGTTTCTGAATCAAAAGGTACAGCCATGAAAAAACCAACTTACGAGGAACTGGAAGAAGCCCTGAAAGAGCTTAGAAGAATGGCTTTCGCCAGACGCACTAACTCTCACAACTGCGGCCCATTTCAGTACTCGGATTTATGCGAGGACATCATTGAGGTAACTCAACTGATTAAGGTCGTTAAGCAATGAGTATTGCGGATACATGGTCAGACGAAGAATTCATTCGTCAGATGAACAAAATGCTCAATCAGCACAAAGAACAGGAGAAAGATGATGATTCTGACTCTGAATGATAAGCGTGAAATATCGCAAATTATCGCAAGTTTTACTGATGAAGATTACGAACGAATCAACAGTGAAGTTGATCGCCTCTGCAAACGTTGCGACCCAATAAGCGAAATGCTTCGCTCATATAAACCAGATGAACACACTAAGGACGCTATCGACTGGCTGGAAGATGATGACTGTAACTATCAGGAAAAAGCCGCTGAATGGTTCTGGGATGCAATAACCGAAAGAGTTAAGGCTGAATATGCCTTCGCAATATTTAAACGCAGACACATTTTTGGAGAAGCAGCATGAGCAATATCGTTGAATTCGTTAAACAGCAGGAGCAGTTATTCTGCGGAGCATTGACTGAACAGACGGTGACATGGGCTAAGGAAAGCCAGTTTGCAATTCAGTATTTCCAGAAAAACGATTACCTGGCTAAAACAGCACTGGCAAATCCAACCAGCGCACAGAACGCTATCATCAATGTTGCGGCGATCGGCATCACCTTAAACCCGGCCAGCAAACTGGCTTATCTGGTTCCTCGCGACGGCATGGTTTGCCTTGATATCAGCTATATGGGATTGCTCCATATTGCAATGGAGTCTGGTGTTATCTCATGGGGTCAGGCAAAGCTTGTTCATGCTAACGATACTTATGAGTCAAACGGACTTGATAAAGCACCAACCCATAAATACAACGCCTTCGGTGATCGTGGCGATATAGTTGGTGTTTACTGCACAGTTAAGACGCCAGCAGGTGATTATCTAACGGAAGAGATGAGTCTGGCTGAAATTGAGGCTGTAAGGAAAACAAGCAAGGCGGCATTCAGCGATAAAGGACCATGGGTAAATCACTGGAATGAGATGGCGCGAAAGACGGTCGTAAAGCGTGCAAGCAAGTATTGGCCTAAGGCATCACGTCTTGATAGTGCTATTCACGTACTAAACGAAGAAGAAGGTGTGTGGACTGAACCAGTTATGCCGCACAAATCAGAGGAAGATATCCGCGAAGATGAAAGGAAACGCCAGCAGGAAATAACGGAAAAAGCACAACTTCTTTGTGATGAAATGGCTCAGGCAGAAAACATGGATGATTTGAAGCGATATTTTGCAGAAGCATATCGCCTGACATCTGGAATGAAATTGCAGCAGAACGTACAAGCCATTTACACAGAATGCAAAGCGAAACTGGAGGTTGCCAGTGAGCAAACTGTATGAAATAGCCAATGAATACGCAAAGCTGATGGATTCAGATTTAGAGCCAGAGATGATTGCTGACACAATAGAAGGCATGGAAGGAGAATTTACCGATAAAATAGAGCAACTTCTTTCCGTCATTAAAAATGAATCTGGTTATGCTGAACGCCTCAAGGAAGAGGCAAAGTCACTGAATGAGCGAGCCGCAGTAATCCAAAATAAGATTGACAGCATCAAATCATATATAGCGTCATCGCTTGAAATGGTTGGCAAGAAAAATATTCGAGCAGGTATTCACCAGGTAACAATCCGCAAACCGTCAGAAATTGTAGAAATAATCGACTCAAGCGCCCTTCCTCCTGAATACGTTGAGTTTGAAACGACAATTAAAGCCGACAAACTGGCAATCAAACACCAACTAAAAGCAGGAATAAATATCCCCGGCGCTCAACTCAAAGTTGGGAAACCTTCACTTCTTATCAAATAACGGTATCGCCTATGAAAAAGACTCCATGGGAGAAATGGGAAGTCGATTTCTTGCGCGAAGTAGCGGCGACAATGCCAGTTGAAGTTATCGCTGAAAAACTGGAAAGGACTGAAAAAGCAGTAATGGCGAAAGCAACAAGGATTGGAGCTGACATTGTTAGCCGACTTCGTGGAAGACGATGGACAAGAGCCGAAGTATCACTTTTCGGTAAGTTCTCCGCAGAAGAAATAGCAATTGCAACCTGCCGCTCAATTTATTCAGTAAGAGCTATGCGATACAAGCTAAAAAAACTCGATGAAGAAAGAGCAGGCATACGAATAAATTAACAAAGAGGAATTTACCATGAGAGGACTTGCATACAATCCCGGCATTCTTCCGGCAGAAATGATTATTCGCCAACGCGTAAAGCCAATGCCATCGAGAGAGGAATTGCTTAAGAGAAAGAGTTTCGGTTCTGTTAATGACAACAAATATCTGAATGCGATGTGGCGGAGTGGGAAGAAATGAAACAAATGACACTAATTGAGATGGATGGATTTCTGAAAGGTAAATGCATCCCGCGAGATTTAAAAGTTAACGAAACAAACGCTGAATATCTTGTCCGTAAGTTCGGTGAACTTGAATCAAAACTAGAAACGGCGTTGCGGGAGTGTCGTTCTGCAGGAATCACGATTGACAACCTTGAAGCCAAGTGCTCGGCGCTGGCTGCAAAGATAAATGTGATTAACGAACTCATGGAAGTAGCTGAACAGGTCAACAAACTGGCGCAAGAAGAAACAGAAAAACTTGCTCATGAACGCAATACGCTGGCTGCTGAGAATGCGGGGCTGAAGGCTGTGGAGTCCAACCTGGTGAGAAACATAATTAACGACCTTGGCGATACGGAATACCAATACGAAAAAGTCCAAACCCCAGCTACCGACGCTTTCCTGGCTGAAGTACGTGCGGAAGCACGCAACGAGGGGATTAACTATACCGCCAGCCGTCTTGCTGCTGCGTTCAATCACGGATTTATCAATAAGTCTTTGCGTGAAGTTTTCGACGTTACACGCATGATTTTGTCAGCGAAAGAAGAGTTGGCTAATGAAGCGCATCCGATTGATGGCCTATCTGGTGAATATGCGGAGAAATCCCTTGAAGAATGGGCGGAACAGATTCGCAAAGGAGGCAACCAGTGAGCAAGATTGACTATCAGGTACTGCGTGAGGCAGCAGTAGCAATTGAAACAGTAGCAACACCTCAAAAATTGCTGGCATTTCGTATGAAAGTCACACCTCAGGTTGTGCTGGCTCTACTGGATGAACGAGATGCATTAAATGAACGCCTAGCCGAACTGGAGGCTGATTTAGCAGGGCTGGCCGAAGACCACCAGAAAGCGACTGAGTCAATTAAGCAGGCTGATGCAGCTGTTAAGTTGGCACACGAGAAGTTTTCGGCGCTGGCGGCGGAGAATGCGATGTTGAAGCAACGGACACAGCAACTTATC